CGTTCCCTTGCATCATCCTTTCTAAATTCCTTCACGCATCCAATGCAAGGGTTTTTTCGTATCAAGTCGTCCGCTAGCGCCAAATCAAAAGCAGGGACCAGTATTCCATTAAATGTACAAATCGTCGAATACTTCAAGCCTCGCTCCGAAAAGTTTTTGTACAGCTTTAATATATCGCTTTTTACAATTTTCCCGACTTGTTTATTTCCCAACGGTGTGTTTTTGATATTGTTGTTCCACATATTCGTATAGTTCTGGCGCGTTGAATATCTTATATTTGTTTTCAATGATAAATACCTATCAAATAACTGATTTAAGGTTATCGTTGCCCCGTAGGTGTCAATGTGGTCTTCTAGGTCTCTTATTGCTTCTCGCTTTTTCTTGCGCAAATCAGATAGATTCTTTGCGTATATGGATTTTCTTGTCCCCTGCAAATCCGTGTACTGGTATACATATCTGCCGTCTTTTCTTTGGCTTTCTCCTTTTTGGAGTACCCTTCCTTTGTTGTCTTTTCGTCTTACCATTTTCGTTTCCTCTCCTTTCCGGTAAAAGAAAAGAGCATTGCATTTTTTATAATCTCACAAACACAATGCTCTTTCAATACTTTTTGAAAGATTTTGAGAACTTATGGCGAATTACAAAACTTCTAACTCCGCCAGATATTCTTCAAATTTCTTTCTTTTGATCAGTGTTACTGTTCCCTTCATCAGAACAAAGTTACAATCCGGGAGTTTTGCCAGCTCTCTAATCTTTGCCTCTCCTATGTTGCTGTAGGCTGCTGCCTCTTCGATTGATAGATTGACTTTCTTCCATACCGGTATTTTTTCTCTCATGCTACTCATATCGTTCCCCTCCAAAATTATTCAACTGCTCCAATTCTTTTAACTGTTCCATCAGCTCTTCATCATCATTCCATACCCGTGGTGAAAGTCCAACCGTTGACGTGTTATTCTTCCACATCAGCATATGTCCGGATAAAGTCGTCTTGTATGGTCCAATAATATCAAGGTCATCTGATGTTTTTGCCTCTTCATCAATTAGGGAGTACAGGCCTTCATTTACTG